AGAGGAAATCCGTTGTAGCCGGACTTCAGTCTAAACTCGAATCAGTTGCCACCGCTGCTGAACTTAAAGAGTTCAAAGATGCTATGCAATCTCAATTCGATGCCCTGACCACTAAAGTAAAGAAAGGTCAACCCGAAGGCAAATCATTCAGCGAAGCACTTGCCGAGAAACTCGAAGGAGTTAACATCGAAGCGGAAATGAGAAAGAATGGCCGTTTGCACATTCAACTGCCAGAGGTGAAGACCATCACATTGGCTTCTAACCTTTCCGGTGATAGCGTTGCCACTTACAATAGCCGCCAAGCAATCCAACCTAATCAGCTGGTTAACTTCCGTGATTTTGTGCCTACCACTCAAAGCCCGACCGGTTTGTATGTAACCTATCGTGAGGCTACTGGTAATGCCAACAACATCGCTTCGCAACTTGAAGGTTCACTGAAGCAGGAGAATAACTACTCTCTGACTGAAGTAAAGACTGTAAATCAGTTCATCGCTGGTTTCAGCAAATTCAGCCGCCAGATGCTTGCATCTCTGCCATTCATGAGCCAAACGTTACCCCGTTTGTTAACTCGTGATTTCTTCAAGGCAGAAAACTCTGCTTTCTTCTCTACTGTATCCGGTGCTGCTACTGGTTCTACCACTACTTCTGCTTCTGCTGATTTGGGTAAGATTATCCAGTTGATTGGTAACCTGCGTACAGGTGATTTTGCTGCATCTGTTGTGTTTGTTTCTAACGCACAATGGTCTTTGCTGCTGAACGAATCATTCACCAATGGTTACTACATGGGTGCCGGTGGTCTTACTATCGGTCAATCCGGTGTGTTAAACATTGCCGGTGTACCTATCGTTGGTTGCAACTGGGTGCCTAATGACCGTGCTTTCTTGATAGACAATAGCTTCCTCGAAAGAGTAGAGGTGAACGGTGTAAACATTGAATTGAGTTACGAAGATCAAAACAACTTCGTAACCAACATGGTTACTGCCCGTATAGAGTGTTACGAAGCCATCAACTTGATGCTTCCTAACTCCGCTATCTACGCTACTATCTAAAATCAATGAGGGGGGTGGGATTCCATCCCCCTTATTATTAGCATGAAAAAGCGTGAACGAAAACCCTCGAAAAATGCGTGTATTGTGGCACGTGCAGCAATATCTCCCGAAGGCAAAGTCCGGCTCGGAATGGAACGCACACGAAATCAACAAGTGGTTAATGGAGCGTGGCCATCTCGTCAAGGTCATGACCTCCGCAATGAACAATGAGTACTATGAGTACGAAGGAATACCCGTTTTTAATCGCTCACATGATTGGTACTTTCACCATGATTGGGCAGATATAATTTTCACTCAATTAGATTTTGCAGCAGATGTGGCAGAGGACTGCAAAAAGACAAAGAAGCCGGCCGTTTGGTTTGCTCACAATACCTTTAACTATATTTCCGTCAGACGGAATCAGCATATAAACGTTGTGTATAATTCCCATTGGGGAAGTGAACACGGCAAATATCCCAACAACTCATTCATACTTCAACCACCGGTGAATATTGACCATTATAGGGTTGAACGTGGGGAGGAAATAACACTAATTAATCTCAATCGAAATAAGGGGGCCGAACTATTCTACCAGGTGGCACAAATGATGCCGGAATACAAGTTCCTTGCCGTGCAGGGTGGCTATGGTGAACAGATTTACAAAGGGTTACAAAATGTAACCATTTGGCCGAATCAGCCCGACATTAGGAACGCATACAAGCGCACAAAGATACTTTTGATGCCATCGCAGTATGAGAGTTGGGGAAGAACGGCAACGGAAGCAATGGCATCGGGGATCCCTTGCATTGTAAGTGATTTGCCTGCGCTGCGTGAGAATTGTGGGGATGCCGGTATCTATTGCAGCCCTGACCGCCCTCACCAATGGGTGAACGCTATCAAAAATGTGGTGAATAATTACGAACTTTGCAGCAAGGCGGCATTTGACAGGGCAGAGCAGTTAAGGCCGCATGATAAATTAATAAACTTTGAACAATGGGTAACTACTCTTTTATAATAGATTCGCAAATCACAGAGGTAAGCTATGCGGAGCCGGTAACGCTTGCAGAAGCTAAACTATACATTAGGGTAAGCCATACAAGCGAAGATGCACAGGTTGCGCAACTGATTAGTTCTGCCCGGAAGATAATCGAAGATGCTGCAGGTATCAGCGTAATAACAAAGCAGGTGAAAGTATGGTTCAGCAATAAAGGCGGTGCGTATCAACTGCCTTATGGACCTATCACTTCCGATATTACCTTGTACGATGATTATACCGGTACAATCCTAACTGACAAACGAATCATAGGCGGTAATTATCCCCGTATTACTTTTCCACAGATAGAAAACATGAGAGCCGAATATACGGTAGGTTATACCCATGTCCCTGCTGCATTGAAGTTTGCCATTCTTGACCAGGTGAATTATATGTACGAAAATAGGGGGGCAGGTGCAGAAGGTATGGGCATCTGTGAGAAAGCATGGAGAGCGTGTCAGCAGTTCACCCGTCAATCGCCAATACTATGAGGTTAAAGGGAACAAGACCGAATTATCTGTCAGCAGAACTACTGCATGAGCCGATTGGTGTACTTGCACCTACACAGGTGAGCGATGGTGAGGGGGGTTATACGGTTACCTATGCGAATACTGCCACCATTTGGGGTATGTTTATTCCGCTTGGTGATAGCCGTTCTTTGATTGCAGCGCAGGTAAGTTACACGGCATCCGCTACTGTATTCGTGCGCTACCCCCTTACAATCGATCAAACCTACATATTAGAAATAGGTGGCGAACAATATAGCATCCATTCTATTACGAATGTTGAGAATAAGGATGAATATTTGGAAATACAAATCTTTAAGTAATGGCGCAGGGGTTTGCACTTGACATATCGGGGGTGAAGAACATTGAGAGAGCCATAAAGCGCATTGATGAAAAGGCGACCAAAGGACTATCAGATGAATTAAGTGCATCCGCATTAAACATTCAGCGCAATGCAAAGCGGATGGCTCCTGCTAACTTTGGTAAATTACGGCAAAGCATAAACATAGACATCAATAAAACCCTATTTAAGTCAGTATTTAGTTCGGTAAGGTATGCGCCCTATGTAGAGTTCGGAACGAAAGGCAATGCCCGTATTCCTTCCGGATATGAAGCATTTGCAGCGCAATACAAGGGCAAGGGGGGCGGTACAATCATGGAAATGGTTAAGGCACTCACGCTATGGGTAAAGCGCAAAGGGATAGACCCTAAATTCACATTCGTTATTGTTCGTGCTATCCTTCGCAATGGTATCAAGCCGCAGCCGTTTTTTATTCCTGCATTTGAAGCCGAAAAGCCGAAACTTTTATCAAGGTTAAAAAAGCTATTCAAATGATAATGAAAAACCCTGTCATAGAGATAAAGAAATGGTTAGTTACCCAACTTGCCGCTTATACCTATGTTGATGTGTACGATGCAATGGTGCCTGCCAATGAGCCGGCTGAATACATTACCATTACAGGTAGAACATCCGGGCAGGAACAAGGCAAAGAAGGGTACGTTAACATGGTTTCCGTGAACATAGATATAACAACGAAAAGTAGTAACTTTGGGTTCAAGAGAGCGGAGCAAATAGCGGATGCGGTGATGGGTGCGGTCAATAGTGATACGGTGGTGGTGTTACCTGTGGGATGGGATTGTAAAAATGTGGTATTGGCATCGGTAACTAACCTCGAAGACCTGGATCCATTTGATAACACTTTTCGTGTAATTTTGCGCTATGAATTTATAATCAGTCAAACACAATAAATATGAGTTACACTTTTGTAAATGCGAGGGACATAATCCTTCAACTGGACTTCGACAGGAATGGTACTTTCCTGACCGTTGCTTGCCTTACATCCAATTCAATGGAAATCACCCGTGATGCCATTGATGCCGATAGTAAATGTGGCGATGAGCAACTACCCGGTAATTCCGTTAGTCAGACTATCAGTTGTTCCGGCCATGCCATTGACCAAACTGGCAGCGGTAGCCGTGAAAGCTATGACCGGATTTATACCCTGCTCGTTAACCGTGATTCAATCCCTGCCCGTTTCGGCCCTGCGGTTGCTGTTAGTGGCGACATCGTGTATAGCGGTAATATCTTTGTTACTTCGCTTTCATTGGATGCTACTGACAAAGACCTGCTGAAGTTTGATGCGGAGTTCCAGGTACAGAATGCTCCACTTACCCAAACAAAGACATACTAATTTATGCCCGTACCATTTGAGTTAAAAACTTCAACGGGCAGCGTTAGTTTGTTATGGAATAACTGGGCGATGCATCGATTCTGTGAGATGAATGGCAACTTGCCTATAGGTAAGATGTTGGAGATGTACGATGGGCAATCCCTAACCTTTAAGCACGTTATCACAATGATTCAGGCGGCAAGTGAGGGAGCCGGCAAGGTGATAAGTGAAAGGGAAGCATCGCAGTTGATTGATGAAGGTGGTGGATTGCAGTTCACAGGATCGCAGGTGTTAGAGTTCATTCAGTACACTATGAAGGCAATGGTGCCGGATGTACCTGCTGATAAAAACACACCGGAGGAAGAAAAAAAAAGTTAAACCACCGGGATAAGACCTGGGATGAGGTAATAATTCTCGCCATTGAATCGGGCCTAACTATTGAGCAGTTTTGGTCTATTCGGTGGCGAGATTTTTTATTATATCGCAAAGCGTATGAAGCGAAGCAGTTAGCTGAATGGCAAAGGGCAAGGTTGATAGCATATGTGATGTACTGCACGAACACGGACACGAAGGGGCGCAAAAGCATAACAGATTTCTTACCTTTGTCAACAGATGAGCAGCCGGATAGAGGGGAAAGATTGACGCAAGAGCAGTTCATCGAGAATATGAAGAAATTATCAGAAGCATTAAAATAAAGCAATGGCAGAAGAATCACTCAAAATAGTTCTAACGGCTGATAATAAGCAAGCCATTGCAGCGATGAAGCAGACCGTTACATCGCTTAATGAGGTTGATTCTGCTGCTAATAAGACAGGTGGCAAGGTGGTTGCAATGGGTAAGGACTTCACCGGCCTTTCTCGTGTTATTCAGGATTTGCCGTATGGTTTTAATGCGATTGCGAATAACTTAACGAATATTCTCCCCGCTGCTGGCGCATTAGGATTAGGTATTTCTGCGCTTGTAGCTGGATTGCAGTTTGCACAATTAGGATTTGGGAACTGGACGAGGGGGTTGATTGATGCGAAAAAAGCAAATGAAGATTTTGCCCAATCACTTGCAAAGGAAAAGGTAGAGTTAAATTCATTGTTTGCATCTGCTACCAATGCAAATCTTTCGCTTTCACAAAGATTAAATGCAGTTAAAGAGTTACGCAGCAATTATGGTGCGTATTTGAAAAATTATACTGATGAAGATATACTTGTAGGCAAAGCGGCTGATGCTCACATGAAATTAACTGAAGCATTGCGGATGGAAGCGAAAGCAGCATCCATCCGGACTATGGCTATGCCGTTAGAGCAAAAGTTAATTGAGAATGAATTAAAGCAAACTGAATTACTTACCAAACTCAAAGAAGATTACAGAAAAGCAGGGCAGGGAGGTGTAGAAACAATATCTGGCGGGCCTGGTATGCCATCTGTTAGAATTACTCCGCAACAAAGACAAAAAGGGGTAACTGCACAAGCCACAAGAGAATTAACTGCATTAGTAAATGAATCAAAGGCAGCAAAGGCAGAACTTGATAAGTTATACGGACTTATACAAGCACCGGCTCCAATGAGAAAAACTGCTGACGGAAAAACAGTAGTGCAGGGAACAAAAGAAGAAAATGCAGAGTTAGAAAGACAGATACAAGCATACAAGAATTTGAAGTTTGCAATGATGGGGCAAGGTACCATCATGCCGGAAAGAGAAAAGGGGAAAGACCTAACCAATCTTAAACTAACATTACAAGGAAATACTGCTTATAATGACATACTTCAGCGAAATAATGATTTAGAAAAGCAGAAACTTGCTAACATGGAGTTAGCCAATAACCTTACCAATACTGCCATGAATAGCTTGAATGGACTTACCAATGCTATGATGAACGGGCAGAATATCGGTCAAGCATTGGGGGATATGTTTAAGCGGTTAGCCCTTGATATTGCACTCGCAGCAGCAAAGGCGGCAATATTCCAGGCGATATTATCAGCCGTTAGCGGTGGGACTTCAAAGGGCGCAGGGGGCGGTGGATTCTTCAAGATGTTTGGTAAGATGCTCGGCTTCTCCGAAGGTGGTACCGTTAGCGGCCCCCGTTCTGGCTATCCTGTAATGCTACACGGCACAGAACACATTGTACGGCCCGACCAAATGCGGTCAATAATCGCATCCGCATCGCAGATGGGGGGAGGAAATAGTAGGGTAGTGGTGGAGGGTAGAATATCCGGCAATGACATCTTTATAAGCCAAAAACGAACAAGCACATTCAGGGCATTAACAACTTAACATGAGCTACGGCAAAAAATATACCCTACAGGCAATCAGCAAATCGGGACTAACCTATACTGCTGAAATTTGGGAGAAAGGATATAGCGGTACAACCTATTCAGTAGGTACCGGACCATCCCCTTTCGTACTTGATTGCATGGCAACTGGCGATGATCCATTCTCCCCGATACTTGCCACTACCTTAACCATTAGAGCCGATTTTACCGACTTTACAGGCCCATTACCGGACTTTCTCACAACGGATGATAAAAAGTACTACGTTAAGTTATTCGCACAGGGAACGACCTATTTTGTGTGGCAGGGGTTTATATTTATGGATACCCTGCAGGTACCATTCACAACGGGCAGAAACTTTATAGACATCATTTGTGTTGATGGGTTGGCTATACTTAAAAGCACTCCCTACCCATTTACAAGTGCAAACATAAACGAGGGGGAATCAATACTTCGAGTGCTGAAAAATTGCTTTGATTCGATTCAGTTCCCGGAAACTTACTACATCAATTCGTGTGTGAATTATTACGCACAATTCCAAACTACAACCGATTCACACATTAGGAATAGTTATATCCTGCCAAATGTATGGATGAATAATGACTACTCATTTAAGAGTTGCTATGAGGTACTTGAAACCGTTGCAACGGCATACGGAGCGCAAATATTCCAATCGGGCGGTGAATGGTGGATGGCTTCCGTTAATGAAAGGGCAGGTGATACATTGAGGGTATTTCGTACAGATAGTTCTATTGCATCCGATACCTTACTATCGGTAAACATTAACCGGACATACAAGCCGTGGATAAATGATACTATAACACCATTCTACTTCATCAACAATGACCAAAACAAGACAATCTCAAAGGGTTTTCAGTCCATTGTATTAACGGGCGATATTGAGTATTCGGGCAATACTATAATGAATGGCAATATGTCAATCATTACAAGTGGTGTGCCTGACTTCTTTACCCGTACAATCGGATCCGGTGGTAGTTTCGTAATGAATAGCAATAGCGGCATATCCGGTGCTACATTAATATCGGGAACTGGTAATACTGACCTGCAAGCGGATTCATGCGGTGATGTTGGAACGGGGGATATATTGGAAATAGGTTATCAAATCAAAGCAGCCGTAACGGGTAAAATGCTTGTTGAAATTAAGTTAGATACAGGCTCCACGGTGTACTATTATCAAAAGACCGTATCTGGTACTGCATGGAGTACATCCGCATTTTATGAGGATGATGTGAACACTACCAACATGGAAACGAAAACCATTACAACGCTTCCATGCCCGGCTAATGGCTTTCTGACCATAAAATTCAGAGTATCAAATGGCGGCATCAATGAGGCATTTATAGCCAACATCAAAAAAACTGCAAGACCTTCGCTAACTGAAAAAAGGATAGTAAATAACAATACTTCATCCAATCAGTATAAAAAAGAGGCAAGTACTAAAATAGGGTTACCGTTCCCGAAAAATAGCACCACACAGGCGCAAACACTTCTTAACCTTAATTTAGGCGGTTCCGCATTAGAGAACTTCCAAAGGTTTGGCGGTAGTGACACCTATGCGACATTAGGTAACCTTCTTTATTCGCAGTTATTTAACATCCTTTCCCTGCCACAGGTGAACATGGCATTTAACTCATACAACCTATTTAATCAATCCGGTAACTACATCATAGGGTTGCTGCATAATTTCGGCGTACAGGATCCTTCAAGTTTGGTGAACGTGAACTCTGCAAGGTTTGTAATGAGTACCTGCACCATTGATTACATTAACAATACTTTGTCGGGTACGGCTATGCAGGTATCAAATGCGGTGCTGACTTATACGCAAATAGATACACCAACGGCAACACCAACTGCAACCTGTAAGCAGTACACTAACTTAACAGGTTCTAACTGGACTGGTTCGTATATCCGGTGTGATGGAATTCCGTTTGGTCCCGTAACTTTGCTGCCGGGAGCATCTGTATGTGCAAGGATATACACTCCGATAACTATTAGCGGCTCAAATTTAACAATGGGAATAGATTGCGTATGACACCAGTAACCGGACAAAAATTAAACCTTTATAGGTACAATTCGATAGCAATGACAGACAATCTCATTGCGTGTGCAAGGACTTGCACCTTTTCGGTAGAGGTGGATGCAATGGAAACTACCAACATCAGTAGTGCATGGTTTAGAGAATCCCGCCCCGATGTCGCATCATGGTCAATACAAGCGGATGGACTTGTAGTATTGGATGATTATTCGTACCTGTTTATGCTCAATAGCCAACTAAACAGAGAGTTGGTATCGCTGAAATTCGTTATTGATAATGGTACGGCAGGTGGGTTAGTTATAGTATCGGGTTTGGCATGGCTGCAATCCTTCACCATTACGGGCGCAAATAAGGACATTGCCACTTATCAGGTAAGTTATCAAGGTACGGGAGTATATAGTTTAGCAGGAACCACCGTAACGCCAACTGGCATCGTTATACAAGGTACAACTACACAGGTGCTGCAATATACTGCTGGGGGTGGGGAGACTTCGATTGCTATACCGGGTGGGGCAGGTAAGACAATGATATACGGGTCACGTGGTGGTACATCGTTTGAAACCATTGCGTATAGTGGATCGCCCGGCACGGGTGTAGTGTGGACTGTGGGTAGTGGTACTTTGACCGTTGATTCGGGTGTGCCTTTCTTCGCAGGTGAGAAAATTATAATTTTAGTTCAATAATATGAGAAAGTTTTTAACAATCTGTGCAATACTTTTATCCCTATCCGCTTCCGCCCAATGGCAGCAAACAGGAAGTAAGGTACGTTATGTGAATGGTATCGGTATTCCTACTAAGGACACGGCTGCAGGGGTGAGTGCTGATAGTTCGCAGATACTGATTCGACCTGCTGATAGTTCGTTGTATGTGAAGTATAAGAGGACATGGCAGAAAGTTGGTAGTGGTGGAGGTGGAACGGTTACGGGTAGCGGTACTACCAACTATGTATCAAAATTCACTTCATCTACTGCTATTGGTAATTCGCAGATATTTGATAATGGAACAAGCGTAGGTATAGGTACGACAAGCCCGAGCAATAAAGTTGATATATTCACCACAAACAGAACTTCACTTACTGCTGTTGGTTCGGGGTTAAATGTAAATTATAACGGAAGTACTACCGGACAATTTGCTACTCTTGGGTTTAGTTGGAATTCTTCTGTAGGTAACAACTCTACGCAATGGGGGATGGGTATGATTGGTACTAACTTTGTATCCGGCAATGCTGATGTTAATTTTTTTACTGATGGAGTTGAGCGTATGCGTATAACATCCGCCGGGGGGGTAGGCATAGATTACACCGCCCCTGCTGCTAAATTAGCCGTTAATGGTACTGCATTAATCAACACCAACACAGACAATGGAGTAGATAAATTGCAGGTGAGTGGGAGTATGAACGTATCAGCAAGGGCAACGGCACAGAATTTATCGGTTACGAATAATGGCAGTATAACAAATGATTTAACGGTAGGAAAGACAGTTTATTGTGGTTCTTCATCTGTTGATGGGTTGGTAATAACTGCTGCAAATACAAGAGGTTTAGTAATTAATGGTGTAGGCTCTGGCGGTGGTGGTGCATCTCAAACAAGATTATCTTTTGACCACAATGGAGCTGATAGGGGTTTGTTTTACTATGATGAATCAGCAGAATTATTTTCTTTTCAAACATCTGGGACATCCCGAAAGCTACAAATGGCAACGGAAGCAGGTGTATTTTTATATGCAACAGGCTCTAATACCAATGTACGCATTGGTGATGGAACTGCTGCAAATGCTAAACTTTCCGTTGCAGGTACAACATTAGTTAATACAAATACTGATAACGGAGTGGATGAATTACAAGTCAATGGCTCAATCTCTGGCATCGGGTTCAAGCAAAACTACGTTACCAAAACCGGAGCATACACCGCTACTAATGATGATTATGTAATTGATTGTACTTCCGGTACTTTCACCGTTACCCTTCCTGCATCATCCGGTCGCACAGGTAGAATACTAATCATAAAGAATAGCGGTGCAGGTACGATAACCGTTGATGGTAACGCATCCGAAACTATTGATGGCGCAACTACTTATTCACTATCCGTACAATACGCCACCGTACAAATAATGTCGGATGGTACGAACTGGAAAATAATATCTAAATTCTAAAACTATGCTTACCGCAATCGCAACCGCAATCACATTATCAGTAACCGCACCCGTACAGGTGCAAGTACAACAAGCAGACACTATCCCTGCTGCCATTCAGGTCAAACCTGTAGAGTTCAACAAACTGACAAAGGACACTATCACCCAAATCACATGGGTAGTGTTTGGACTTGGCAGAGATACCGCACAGGGCTGCAATACCTACGTGGTAGCATATGACCGCAAGGGAAAAAAGGTTACAGATGGCAACGTGCCTATCCCTGCACACATCGTGCAGCAATGGGGAACGGATAACACACTCATAGATGATTTTATTCTCAACTTTTATAAACTGATTAAACGTTAGCAATGGAACACCAAACAAATGATGCAGGAATAAATGGACTGCTTGTAACTCTTTTTTTATGGGTATTCAGCCATCTGACCGCATCGGATGTGGCAACTTACTGCACCATTGCAAGCGCACTCGTTACAATATTCGTGAACATAAATAAGTACAGAAATGGGAAAGACAAACATTAGTCTTACAAACGTAAACAAGCCGGCACCTAAATGGTACCGAAAGGCAAAAAGGGTTATCGGACTGCTATCCGGCCCTACCGTCATTGCAGTATTTCAGATATTCAAACTCAATGACCATCAAATGGCAAGCGTAGCAACTATTATCGCTTTCCTGCCAACCCTATTAGAGGTATTTTCCGCACTACTCGCAAACGGTGAAAACTATGCAATCGTACCAGATGAGCCAGAACAAAAACTATAACTGGTTTCCGTTTGTTTTCATTGCAATAGTGGTACTGATAGTACTGCTTTCCTGCAATTCAGTAAACAAATCGCAGGGGAAAACACAAACGGTGACCGTGTTAGAATACGATACCATGAGGGTATCTGTAGTTGACACCACCCGTACACTACAGGAATGGATTGACATTCAGACAAAGACCGTAGAGTTATTCGATACAACCTATACAACCGTTCCTATCCTGCGCAAAAGGATAATCTATGAGAATGTGAAGGCATCCAGTAAAGAAGTTATCAACGGCATACGAAAGGATAGCGTTAAGGCAACAGGCAGCGTAACGGCTTTCAGTCAGTCAGAATATCGTAATAAGGAAACTAAACGGCTGCCGTTTTGGTTAGCGTTATCAATCGTAGGTATTATAGCATTTCTAATCTATAAGTCATGGGAAGAAAAATAATTCTATCAGCAGGGCATGGTGGAGCAGATCCAGGTGCTTCCGGTAATAACTACATCGAACGTGATTTAGCTATTGAATTACGGGACATGGTAGTTGCTGAACTGCAAAAAGAAGGCATAGAGCCGCTTACCGATAGCAATACCAATGCACTTGCCCAAACTCTCGCCTGGCTGCGTGGGAAGTTCAGCAAAAGGGATATACTTGTTGACATCCATTGGAACGCATCCGCAAACGCTGAAGCGAAGGGTAGTGAGGTAATTGTACCCGATAACGTGAGCAAATTTGAACAAGACCTTGCAAATTCCCTGCTGAAGATATTTACTTCCGTTGGCTTTAAGGATAGGGGTATCAGACCCGAAAAGCTAACTGCACGCAGATCATTAGCCTGGATGAAAGCGGATGCAGAAACGGTGTTAATTGAAGTATGCTTCATCACTAACCTAACTGACATGAAACTCTACCAGGCGAATAAGTGGGGGATTGCCCGTAAGATTGCAGGGGTGCTGAAATCGAAATCAAATGAGTAAATTTGCATAAATAATTACAGATGGCAACTTTCAATAAATTCGATTCATTCGTGGAAGCAGTAGCCGAAGGCACCCACAATCTGGGGAGCAATCAGCTAACCATTGCACTATCTAACGTAGCACCAACTGCTGCGAATAGCCTGCTTGCCGACATCACTCAAATCACTTACACGAATTTATCCACACGAAATTTAACCACTACTTCATCTGCTCAATCGGGTGGACTTTATAAGTTAGTGGTGGCCGATACTACCCTCACTTCAACAGGTGGTAGCACAGGGCCATTCCGATATGTGGTGGTTTACAACTCCACTGCTGCAGGTGGTCCGCTTATTGGGTGGTTTGATTATGGCAGCAGTATCACCCTGCTTTCCGGTGAATCTTTAACGGTTGATTTTGACCAAGTTAATGGACTCTTAACCTTACAATAAGATGGCAGATAACGTAGGATATACACCGGGTAGTGGTGAGATAATTGCCACAGATGATATTGGTGGTGTGCAATACCAACGGGTGAAACCTGTGTGGGGGGTTGATGGAGTGGCACAGGATGTAAACAATACAACGCCACTACCTGTAACGGGCGCACAGGAACTCATGGAAGCCATCGAAGCAATGCGGATGGCTATACATGCATTAACCCGAACTATCGGAATGGCGCAGGTCAACCCACTCACAGGCCGTATGCTTGTGGATCCTTCCGGTGTTACTTCCCCTGTATCCGGTACTATATCTGCAAACCAATCAGGTACCTGGAACATCACCAACCTTGCAACTATAGGTGGTGTGGCTGCCAACTCACAAGTACAATCCTTTGAAAGAATGACCGCTGATAATTTAAGAAGAAACATAACTGTAACATAATATGCCAACTACAAACGGAAATAGACAAATATTAGACCTCAAAAGATGGGAACAAGTAACCCCTGCACCTTCGGCATCAGCAGCAGGTTCTTTCATTGCATCTTCCCGGCACTTTAAGCAGAATCAGTTGTATGTCAATGGTACAACTTCTGCATGGCTTTACAACCC